CCTACCTGCGGGAGAACTACGATCAGTTCGGCAACTGGCCCGACGCGGTACGGGCCTACAACGCCGGGCCGGGCCGGCTGCAGCGGGTCAAGGCCGGCGCGTCGGATTTGCCGCAGGAAACCACCGACTACGTGAACACCCCCGCACTGAAGAATGTGCTGGCGCAGTTTGGACAGAATAAGAGGGCTGACATGCCGCCGTTTTCAGGAGCGACCAGGAATCCCACCGGCAGTGACCTGAACTGGTGGGGCGGCGGCCTGCTGAACCCCGGCACCGTCAACTGGAACGATGGCTTGGGCATCCTGAGCAACGCCGGCCAGACGCCCAGCCAACCGCCCAGGACCGAACCGACCACAGACACGACCCAGACCGAGCGCCTGGACGTGTCGGGCCGCATCAACGAGATGCTGCAGCAGTTGGCGCAGCCCTACGATGCCGGGCCGAGGCTGACCCCGGGGCAGTACCAGCTCGCCGGGGCCGGCGGGGCGGTTGGCAAGCTGGCAGGGGTCCATAACCGCCGGGTCGGCATCGGCGAGCTGCTGGGCGCCCTTGGCGGTGGGTTGACCGGCGGCACCGAACTGGCCCGCAAGGCCGGGCATGACGAGCGGGCGCAGCAGTTCGGCGAGCTGGCCAACATAACCAAGCTGCAGGGCTACCAGCGCAGTGAGGCTGCAGCCGAGAACAAGATCAGGGCGGCCCGGGCCTATGCCGATGAGCTGGACCGCTCCGGCGACCCGCAGAAGATGCAGCTGGCGGCAGCGCTGCGGCTCGACCCGACCAACATCGATGAGATAATCAAGGCGCAGGCCGGCAAAATCTGGGAGCGGAGTCAGCCGGCGACCAACATCAACCTCAACACGGCCGAGAACAAGGGCGCCATTGCGCTGACTGAGGGCCGGGTCAAGCGCTACGAGGACATCCGGCTGAAGGGTGAGAACTCGAACCGGATGCTGAACAAGCTGGGTCAGCTCGAAGAGGTGCTGAATGAGATTGGCACCACGGGACCCGCAACGCCGACCATCAGCAAGCTGATTGGCTGGGCGCGGCAGGCCGGTATTCCCACCGAACAGGTCAACGACTTCTACAAGACGTGGACCGGTGAGGGATTGGCTGACCCGGCCAAGGTTGACCTTGCTACCAAGCTGATTCAGGACTTCGTGACCAGCTCGATCAAGACGCTGGGCGCCAACCCGACCGACACCGACCTTGCCACCCTGCAGCAGGCCAACCCGAGTATCACCAATCAGGCGGAAGCGAATCGCTACATCATCCAGCACAGCCTGCGGCCGCAGTTCGAGTACGACCGCGACCTGTGGAACCACGTGCGCGGCCTGGACCGTCAGGATCAGACCCTCGATACCCTGGAAACCAAGGTCTACGACTTCGAACAGCGCCGAATGGAAGAGCGCCGCGCCCAGGAAGAGCGTGACCGGAGAGCTGCGCCAACCCAGCGCGCCGTGACCGGCGACCCGCCGCCGCCGGGGATGACACCCCCGGAACCGGGTGCTTTGTGGAACGAGAAGTACAAGAAATGGGTAAAACCCGATCCTAACCGGCCCGGGCAATGGCTGGGGCTTGACTGAGGAGTTTTGCGAGATGGACCTGAGAAGCCTGTTTGGCGGTCTGCTGACCCCGGATTCAGCCGACGCCCCGGCGCCGCTGCCGATGGACCCTATGGATCAGGCGTTGCCGCCGCACCTCCGGCAGTTCTATGGCAGTCCAGGGAGTGCTCCGACTTTGCCCCCGCCGGCCCTGAACCGGCCGCAGCCGGGCCAGACCGAAACCCCGCGCGAGGTGCCGCTGCAGGAAAAGGCAATGGCGGCGGCGCGGTCAGCCTACAACGATGTCATGAGCGGCGCCGGGAGTATGACCGAGGGCTTGCTGGGGCCGCTGGAGCGGGGCGTTAACGCGGTGGGCGATGCGGCCAGAGGTGCTGCCGGTGCCGTGGGCGACGTCGGCGATGCCGTGGCGCGGGGCTGGCGTGATGGTCAGTTGCGGGGCAAGGAAAAGTTCTACACCGACGACATGAACGCGGGCCGGGCGCAGGCCAACTGGCCGCCGCTGCCGCCCCGCGACCCGAGCGACCCTTACTATGGTCACGAGTACCCGCAGCTGAAGCGGCCCCAGCCCGGCCAGGACTGGTCCGATGACCCGCCAATCCGGGGCGAGGAATGGTATGCGCGGCACTACACGCCGCAGGAACGGCGCCGGGTGGGGCCACTGAAGCCGAACGGCATGAAACGGACCTGACGATGCTGAGACTCAACATCGGCCGGCAGCCGGAACCAAGCTCCGTCTTCGCCGTCACCGACCGGCCGACAGCCAAGAGCTGGGCGCCGCTCGAAGGTAACCCCTGGGCGACGGGGCCGGCCGAGGAGAAGGGTGCCAAGGGCCAAGGGGGCAGCGGTTCGAGCTGGTCACCGCTGGACTTCGACCCCTGGAGCCTGGATGCCATCACGGGACCGGCGCCCAAGCCTCAGCCGGCGCCGCCGGCCCTGAACCGGCCGCAGCCGGGCCAGTCCCCCGTCGAGATGGAGCCGAGTGCGGTCTACCGGCCCGACCCGGAACCGTATTTCGACGGGCTGTTCGGTCAGGGAGCCCAACGCCTGGAGCCGACGACCGCACCCAAACCGCCACCTGACCCGACCATCAATTATCCCGTGACCAACGACCCGCAGGTGCGCACGGCCGAGAATGCACTCCGCGAGCTGCACGGCCTGCCCCCGGCCGAGACTGACCGGAGCTGGGCGGAACGGGCGGCCGATACCCTGAACGCCACCCCGATTGGCACCGGCCGGGTTCGCGACCTCGACCCGCGCGGCCCGGGCGCCCAGGCCAACCTGCGGCGCCAAGTCGAGGCGACCCCCTACCAACAGCAGCGGGGCGACGGTAGCCAAGCCGGCCCCGCGGTTCCGGGCACCGTCGCCTACGACCCCCAGAGTGGCGATCAATTCGGCGGCCACGCCAGCAACATGGCGCTGGCCAAGGCGTCCCTCATTCCGCTGACCAGCCAGGAGAACCTGTCGAAGCGGATTATGATCTATGCCCAGGACCTGGGCGTGCCGCCGGACAGGTTCTTTTACCAGAACGGCCAGTTCAAGTACGTGGACCGCAGCGGGCAGGTGTTCGGCGTGGCGCCGACGATTGGCGGCGGCAACCTGACCCAGGCACCGCTCGACATGGCCCGGCGCGTCATGACCCAGGGCGCCAACAACGCCGGCCCTCTCGGCACGATGGCCGTTGCCGGGGCGGCGGGGATGGTGACCGGCCCGGAGAACTACGGCCCAACCGCGATGATCATGGCCGGGGCCGGGGGTGCCTTGGGCGACCTTGCGGCCCAGGCGGCCGGCAACGAGTTCGCGGCCCAGTCCGGCTACCGGCCGCAGGTGGCGCAGCCCAGCGGCCAGAGTGATATCAACTGGGGCCATGTCCTGGGGAGCGGCCTGGAAAACATGGGCTACGAGGCGTTCGCGCGTCTCACACCGGCTGTCCTGCACATGATGGGGCCGCGCCTGTTCGGCGGCAACCCGTTCCGCCTGACCGGAACCATGGCGCAGGATCTCGCCCGCATTCTGGAGGATGATTTAAAGAACGGCGGCACCATCCTGAAGCGCGCCCAGGTGGCGCAGGAGCTGGACCTGCCGCTGACCCCGGCGGACCTGTTGCAGGTAACCCGGGGTGTGGGCGGCAATTCCAGTGACATGTTCGCCATGCGCACCCGGCTCTACAACGTGCTGGCGCAGAAAGAGAACACGCTGGCGACCTTGGGCGGCAAGCGCGGCGCCAAGGCTGAGCAGCTGATGCGGGAATACTACGTGCACCGAGCGCGCGACCTGTTTCCTAACGCGGTCGGCAAGGTGGTGGACCGGATTAGCCCGGTGGACAGCCCGACACTCGGGTTCGAGATGTTCAAGCACGCCGCCGATAACCTGCTGGTCGGGCTGGAGCGCTCGCGCCTGCAAGCCGGACATCAGGCTGGCTGGGGCAGTCTGTTCACATCGCCGGTCATGGCCAATCCCGTGCCGGTCATTCGGGAGGTTGAGCAGCGCCTGGAGCATGCCGCCGGCCCTATCCGGAAGGAACTGGAGGCCATCCGGGGCGAACTGACGACATCAGGCCACTACACCCAGGGCGGGACCACGGTCCAGCGGATGGACCCGGTGACTGATTATCAGCGGCTCCATCAGGTGCGCTTGGGGCTGGAACGGCGGATTGACGAGCTGAAGGTGCCGGGGTCGGGGTCGGCCGAGAAGACTGAGATACTGAACGAGCTGGAAGGCATCCGCGACACGCTGCGCCACCAGCTCAACCAGCACCCGCTGTACCGCACCGGAGACATGGCGTTCCAGCAGGCTGGCGGCGCCATCACCGACGCCCGCAATGGGGTCCTGCAGCTGCTGCGGCGCGACCCCAAGATCCAGGAGCGGCTGGGCGGCCCGCTGGCCGACAGCGGCCCGACCACCATCCGGGCAGCCAGAGAGCTGTTCGAGCAGGCCGGGCTGGGCGCCGCCTGGGACGCCCATGTCAGGGCCTACCTGGAAACCCACCTGCGCGGCGCCGGCCAGGGCTATCAGGTTGGCCTGAACTTCGCCAACGGGGTGGCCAGCCAGCCCAAGCTGCACGCCGGTCTAATGGAGATGGTCAGGGACCCGAAGACGCGCGACCTGCTGGAGGGCCTGATCGACAGCGGGTTCGCGATGGACCAGCGCGCCAAGGGTCTGGAGCGGTTCGCCGACCAAGCCGTCAAGCCGAACGCCAAAGTTCTCAACCCCAACGGCTCCCAGGTAATCGACAAGGCAACCGGCCTGCTGACCCCCATCCGCTCGCTGGCCGAGCGGGGCCGTTCAATGCAGGAATGGGTGGACACCAAGGGCATCCACGACCAAGCCTTCCAGGTCACGCAGCCGGCGATGAAGAATTATAAGGAAATGACCGACACCGTTGTGCCGCTGGGCGGCCACCGGGGAGAGCTGTTCGAACGCGGCCTGTTCGCGGCAGCCCCGGCTATCGAGAGTGCCACCGACCTGATCCCGCGCGTCAGTCCGTTGTGGCTGGCGCACCAGCTGGGCCGGCTGCTGCCGCCGCTGGAACGTGACCCCTCGGCGCCGGACCTGAAGATACCGCGGCGCGGCCTGCTGTCGCTGCTGCCTGAGTAGTTACGCCGGGTTGCGCCGGGTTACGCCGAGACAGGATGAGAAATCTGTGCTGGGCGCTGATAGCTATCTTTCTAGCTACCTTTCTATCTAGCTGCGTGGAGGGGAAGTACATCGAAATGCCGGAAAACGTGGTGCCCCTGCACAAGGGCGATGCCGAGGTGCTGGCGAGAACTTTGTACGGGGAAGCTCGCGGGGAAGGTGTAGCTGGAATGACAGCAATCGCGTGGGTTGTTGTCAATCGAACGAAGCGGGAAGGAGGCCGGTTTCCAGATACCATTACGGGTGTCTGTAAACAGTTGTACCAGTTCAGCTGCTGGTCGAAGTCCGACCCGAATTTCGCCCTGTGCCACGCCGTGACCGAGAGCGACCCCAGCTTCGCGCTGGCGCTGTGGGTGGCGGCCGGGGTGCTGGCCGGGCAGGTGCCGGACAACACCGGGGCGGCGGATCACTATCACGCCGTCAGTATGAAGACCTACCCGGCCTGGGCGGCCAAGATGCGCAAGACAGCCAGGATTGGCGGCCATATTTTCTATAAGGAATGATCTGTACGGTTCCGGACACTGCAATGTTAACCAAGGTTATATTATGAAAGGCGGAGATTTTTCACAGGTAGGATGCTGCAATGCGGTGGTTCTGGGAATGGCTGGTGCCTTGTCCGGTGGGGTGGTGAGGTGTCCTGCGTCGGCGTCTGGATTCCGATGACGGATGAGGAGAAGGCCGCGCGCATGGCGGGCGCCATCCTGAACAGTTTGGACACCTGGATATCCCAAGTTGAAGAAATCGAGGCGTGCGCAATCCCTGTCACCAACAACAAGCGGCGGGCGTTGCATCTTTTGCGGGCAATGCAGCAGGCCAAAGGCGCGCTGCGGCAAATTGCCGGGCTGGACCAATAAACCTTTAACACTTCCGTGGTACCTATAAGGTAGCAGCTGGGGCTGGTGGGAATTTCCGTCCCCACTCGATGCGGCGCGACGCGGCACTGTGCGCCGTGCGGCCCCTTGCTGCATTTCGGCCGGCCGTTGGCCGGTCCGAGGGGTGGATTTGATGAGCAAGGTTTTCCGGTTCCTGATTGGCCGCCTGGGTGAAGCCAGCACCTGGAAGGGCATCTTTTTGATTTTGACCGCCACCGGCATTTCGGTAAACCCGGACATGCAGGCGGCCATTCTGTCTCTCGGGCTGTCGGTTGTTGGCGCGATTGGTGTCGCGACACCCGACCCCGAGGCCCCCCAGCCCGAGTGATTCCATGGTCTCCCTGGACGATGACGAGCGCCAGATGCTCTACGACCTCATCCACGCCTTTGTGGTCAAGCTCCAGACAGCGCAGCGGCTGAATGAAGACCTGACGCGCCGGCTGGACGCGGCGACTGAGCGCTTGGCGGTGCTGGAGCTTCTGAATTACGGGACGTGTTGATTTGGGCTCAATCCGCAAGCGCCTGCTGTCCGACCTGGAAATCTGCCGGTTGTACCAGCAGGGATTTTCTCGCGCAGAAATCGGCTGGAAGGCAAAGCTGTACGATCCCGAAATCCTGGTCGTGCTGCGCGCCAACGGCGTGGCGCTGCGCACCAGCGGCGAAAGCCGGGCGCTGAGCTATGCGCGCCGCCGGGAGCGGGAGCGGCTCAAGGCTTGACCACACTGTCTGGATGCGCGACACTGGCCCCGGCAATCATGCCATGAACTGGCGCTCTTTGTGTTCTGCTGATCAACTGCAAGCCTCTCTCCACGGACGAAAACCCCGGATGGAAACGGCGCCCCTGAGCAACCGGGCGCCGTTTTCGTGTAAGCGTGGTTACGTGTAACCGTGGTTACGTGGTTTCGTGTTTCCGTGCTTCCGTGAAAGCGTGCAGGGTGGTGCGCAGCCGGTACGTCAGCTCGATGATCGAGAGGTTGGTTACCTCGCCGGCATCAATCAGCCGCTCCATCTCGGTGAGGTGGCCGGTCAGCTCGGAGGCGATGGCTTTAAACTCATCTTCCAGGGCAGTATTCTTCACGGGGATTTAACCTCTGTTGCGGATGATGGGGTGTCCTGCCCGGTTGCCTACTCTCCGCACACGGCCCCGCTGGTCCCCACCAGCGGGGTTTCTCATGCCCATTCCGCCTTCTCGTACTCGGCCGAGGCGCAGGCAACGCTCAGGGCGAGACTGTCCCGCAGCGCTTTCAGGTCCTGATAGACCGGGTCATCGATGACTTCGGCGCACTGCCCCATCAGGCAGAGGACGGATTTCAGGACCTGGGTGTTGGGCGCGGCGCGGGTGGTGTGGCGGTAGAGCGCTACCGGTTCGGCGCTGTGGTAGCGGGCATTGAAGGCTCGGGTGTTGAGTTTGACCAGGGCCTGCCCGATGTCGGTCGCCTTGCCCGAACTGACCGTGATGCCGGCGAACTTGGGCAGGCCGCTGCCGAGAACGTACGTGACAATCCGCTCGATGGTTCGCTCTTCGCAGATGTAGCCCATGGGCTGTGGTCCTTTTTGTCAAAATGGGACAGCGCGGTTTTTTTCAACCGCCCCCGTCCTATTATCATGACTGACTTCCTTCTTGAGGTGCTGGCGAAGAGTCTCGTTCTCTTCACGGAGTTCCTCGTTCTGGCGGTACAGCCGCTCAGTCTCGTGCAAAAGAGCTTCCAGTTCCTCCTCAACGGTGAGGTCATGCGATTGCATGGTGTTTCCTTTCCGGGAAACGGGGCTGCGCGATATCCTTGGGGGTATGACCAACCTTGCATTTATCGAAACTGAGAGCTGGCACCATTCGACCGATTGGTAAAATGTCAGCGGAGATCTGACCGGAGGATTTGCTGGCGCGCCTGAGCCAACGCCACTTCGGCCTGGGCGCGCAGATGAGAGGCTTCTTCGTAAAGCTTGGCTGCCGTATCGTGGAGCTTGGCGGCGGCCTGCATGTCCTCCTTCCAGCGCTCCCGGCGCACCGCCTCCTCAGCTTCCCACTCCCGCCAGACCCGCCACTGGCGCTTGGTGCTCCAGGCCGACCACAGCAGGACCGGGCACATCAGCCAGATCAGAAATGTGGCAGCGACCCGCATGGGCAGCATCCAGTCGGGAAAGTCCATCAGGTGTTCCTTGGCGTGTAGCCATAGCGCGCCTCGATGACCTCCAGTGTCCGAGTGGCGTCCTCCGGCTTCAGGACGTTTTTAGCGAGCAGCTGGAGGGCGAACAGGGCCACGGCGAGCGCCGCGCGCAGGCGGATTTCCTCATCTTCATCCAGGTTTTGCATAAGTCCGCCCCTTTTTGAAAAACTGCGGATTTGGAGTGTGCGGAAAAGGCGAAATCATTTCCGCACACTCCTTATGCCGGCTTTTTCTCACTGGGGACGTGCTTGGCAACTCCGATATGGCCGTAGCCGCACTCCGGGCAGACGCCCAGGCTCATGGCGTCGAACGCTTCCGGCAGGGTCAGCGGCCGGCTGATACGGGGGTGGACCAGTGCCCACTGGTGGCAGCATTGCTGGCACTCAGCTAGCCAGCTCATGCCCTGCTTGCCTGGGGGGCGTAACTTCGCACGACGCATTTCGTTTCCTCTTCACTGATCAAATTGAAGAACGAGGCTTCCATCTCACTGCCTTGGAGCGCGATGATTTCGGCCAGCGCCTGGAACAGCATCACCAGCCGGGCCTTACACTCCTCATTAAGGGCGGGGAATCCGAGGACGGTAGCGGCCAGCTCGAACGCCCGGCCGACAGCCTCCGGACTGTCGAAATCAATCGCCTCGACCGGCGGATAGGGTTGGCCATCGGCTTCGGCGACGATGCACAGGCGAAGCTGCTCGGCCAGCATGGCGCCGGCCGCGGCGGCTCTCAGCTGGCGGCTCATTCCCGGCCCGCCATGACGCCATCGGCGAAATCCCGGAATTCGTCTTTCAGGCGCGCGATCATGGCGTTGCCGAAAGTGTCCGTTTGCATTTCGGTTGCGACGATGTTGAGTAGACCGAGTGCCCCGGCATAGTAGGCGCGTTTCATCTCCTGGCGCTGGACGAGGTGGGCGGCTTCCAGCCCGATTTCGTCCGAGAAGGATTGCCAGGACTGAGCGATCAAGGGCTTTTTTAGCATCACAACTCCATCGTCGGCGGCAGGGACACTGTGCATTTGACCTCAGCCACCTCCCGCATGAGGCTGAGGGTCTCCTTGAGGATATTGAGGGCCGACAGGGTGTTGGGGTCGAGCAAGGTCGCGAAAATGAGGGCTGAGGTTTCGGTCTCGGACCGGCTCGAAGGGCCGGCCGATGGCCGGACAGGTTCCGGCTCGGGAACAGCCGGCTCGGGTTCGGGAACCGGCGCATCGGGTTCGGGCGGCAGTTCAGGCTCGACGGGCGGCAATTCGGGTTCGGGAGGCAGTTCAGGAGGTTCGGGAGGTTCGGGAACATCGGGCTCGGGTTCCGGAACCGATGCGTTCTGATTGGAAAAGGGCAGCAGCTCCGCAGCTGGGGGGCGGGCGCCCGTGAACAGCCGCTCGGCCTTCAGCTTGCCGTTCTGGCGCTCAACAAACTGGACGGCCTTGGTTTTGGCCCTGTTGAGGCTCCACTCGCCCGGTTCTAAGGGGACCCGGTCAACCACCGCGATATAGGGCCGCTGCTCTGGATGGTAGGGGTCCTCGGTTCGGATGGCCTGCAGGGTGTGGCCCAGGTAAGTCGTGGCGTAGCGGCCTTGGGCGACCTTGTCCCAGTGATGTGTGCTCATCTCGATCCCTTCACTCTCGGGCTGTACCAGCCACCCCACTTGTGGACGGTGTATTTCTCGACTCTAGCCGGCAGGGCCGGGTCGTGAAGGTGCAGGGTGCCGACAATCCAGGCGCACGTGTGCTCGGCGTTGGCATACCATTCCGCCTCATTAAGTATCCGGGGACTGAACCACTTTCCCGAGATGGTGCGCCGCACCATGGTCTCATTTTCCAGGTAAAGACTACAGTCCGCCGTGAACGAGTAATCTATCGTACGGTTACTGTGATCTGACGGCCTTTTCTCGGACATTTGAGTGGTATTATTGGCAGTTTGCATGACAAACCCTGACCCTCTCCCAAGTAAAGCCTGTTTTTGCAGGCAGCTCGCCGCACCATAATATCACTAGCTGTTAGCGCAAAGTGCAAATTATGGTTGCTATGGAGATTTTGGCATGTCGTCCATCGCCCGGCGCAGCAGCGTCGCCGCCTTGAGTTCGGCGGCAGTTCCCCGGCGTCTGGCCGCGATTTCCAGGTTGAGCAGCGGCAGGGGTTCGAGCAGGCGCACGGCACTCCACATGCGGGTGACACCATCGCGGTACTGGTCATAGTCCACGGCCCGCTTTCACCCGCAGCCTGCGCTGCTGGTAGTATTCTTGGCTGCGGCGGCGCGGCACCCCGGCTTCCTGAAGGGTGCGGTAGATGTGGCTGGCATCGCAGCCGCAGCGCTCGGCGATCTGCGGCCCGCTTAATCCATCGTCCCGGTAGAGTTTGACGACTTCGGCGGCACTGAGGGGCAGCGGGCGGCGGCGCCGGTTGCGGCTATGGCCGGGCGGGAAGATCTCGCCCCCGGCCACGCGGACGCGATTCAGCACCGTTGTGCCGCTGACACCTGCTTTGTAGCCGACCAGCTCGGCATCCTTCAGCTCGGCGTATAGCTCAACGATTCGCTCGTTAGACAGGCGCTGGCCGCGCCCGTACAAAGGGTGGCTCGGATCGCTAATCATCAAACCCCGCACAAGGTCTGACGCTACTTTAGCAGTCCCAGTAATCAGCGACAGGCAAATAGTTAACAGGACGGGATATTTCCGGCGACTTCGCCCTATTTGAGGAGTACGCTCGACCCAAGGGAGTAGAGTCGCGCGAGTCTACTGCCCGGTAACCAAGGCAACTAATTTCAGTATTGCATCGCAATGTAAGGGCGTGCGAAAAGGCACAACCAGATTCTCTGCCGCAGTCAATCCGAGCTGCGGGTAAAAGAGGGTGAACAGCAGGTACGGCCCTATCCTTGTGCGGGGCTTCGGCCGTCCTGCTGCCCAACGTCACCGACAGGATCTCCGTCCGGAGCGGACTCCGGGCGCCCCTGCACGCATTGGAGACAAGCCAATGACCAGTGCCGTCAGCGCATTTACACCCGCGAACTGGGGGCAAAACAACGCTTTTTTTGTTTGTGCCTCACTTCTTCTGCATTTTGCTCGCTTTTTGGTCAAAGGGTCTTCTGTCGTGAGTGCTCACGGTTTAGGCAAAGCCCTGAGCCGGCTTAGTAATTTCACGCCAAACAAAAAGACCAATTCCCCTTCAGCCGCAGGCTGCGGGGACATCGGTAGTGCCACCCTCATAAGAGTGTGCGGCGCTATGTCGCGGGGGGTATCCCCCGGTTAGGGCGGCGGCGATGCGCCGCGCCCTGTGGGCCTTGTACCTCCATGCCCTGCTGATTTCCGAGAAGACCATCATTCTGGCGATGGGCGTCTACATGGTCGCCGTCGTCCTCGGCTGGTGCCTGATCGGCATCGCGATTGGCATGTGGTTGTTGCCGGCCCCGGTCATGAGGAGCCTGCCATGATGATGATTTGGTGGTGGTTGGACGTCTGGGCGCACTGGTTCGCCCTGCTGGAGATCGCGATCCCGCCGCCGCCGTTGGCGCCGCCGCCCGATGGCGGCACCGTCGTCAACATGGCGGACTGGCGCCGCAGCCACCCTGACCACAACGGGTGGGCGGCATGACCTACTATGTGCAGTCCGACAGCCTGTTCTACGGCGACGAGATGCTGTTGACCGGCGACACCCGGCAGCTTGGCCTGTTCGCTCGCGTGCTCAACGAAGCGGCGCCCCGCGAAGACCGGATAGCGCCGACCATCCGCGCGCTGTTCGCGACCTGCCCCAGCTTCTCGTTCGCCCCCGGCCCCCGGCTGCTGAACGATGGCACCGTGATGCGGAGGCTGGGCAAGTGAATCGGCACCGCGACCGGCCGGCGTGCTGGCAGGAATGCGCCACCAGGACCCCGGCCAGCTTCCCGGTGCCGGGCGTGCCGATTGGCTGCGCCCAAGCGATCAGCCCGCGGCACTGGGAGGACAGTTTGCGGTTCACGCCCGGCTGCAGCGGCTGCTGGAGGGCCTACGTCAGCATCACCCGCTGGACCCAGGATGACCGGGTCAAGTGGATGCGGGAGCACGCCAAGTGATGTCAGGCAGCCTGCGGCCTGATCCGCACACCCCCCTCCATGAACTCAACGCCCAAGGCTTTGTAGGCGTCCGCAATCTTCATTGCGGTGTCGAGGCTGACCTTGCCCCGTTGCTCCTTCTCAAACCGCGCCAGCGTGTTGATGCCGACACCCGCCTTCTCGGCAACCCCGTCAAGCCGCGCGTCAAGCAGCGCCCGGGCGGCGCGGCTCTGGGCCGGGGAAATCACTATCTGCATGCCTTTTTCTCCTGCGTAATGGAAAAAAATCACCGTGGGTGGTTGATTTTTAACCATGGCTCCTTACATATATTGGTGAGCACGGAGAAAAATCAACCATCCTGGTACGTCGCACTACCAAATATGGGGCTTTTTTCTCCGGCTATCAACACAGTCTGGAGATAGATCAATGACCACCAACGGCATCACCCTTCGTCCCCATCCCGACCACATGGCCGCCGCCCGCTCCTTGGCCCGCGCCCGGTTCGCCTACACCTATGCCCGGCGCTACCCCTGGACGGCCGACCGCGAGATGGAGAGCTACCGGTTCTGGCGCCGCAGTGCCGACCACTGGCTGACCATGGCGGCGTTCCGCGAGCCGGCCGGTATCCAGCGCTGGCGCCGCGATATCCCCAGCCTGAGCTGGGAAGCCGAACTGGCGATCATGCTGGCCCGCTCGACGGCCGCCGCTCACGCGGGAGTCGAATGATCATGGAAACCTGGATTGACACGACCGGCGACGATTTTTGGCGCATCCATGACGAGGGGACGAAAGTCCCCTCTCCCCCCATCGGCTTCAGCGGCCACCGCTACCTCTACGTCCACGACGGCCGGCTGGTCGAAATCACCCCCTGCTGGTGGTACGGCGACAGCTGCTGGCAGATTACCGTCCGGGGTCCTGCCCCTGAACTGGAGGGCGCATCCTATGACTGATCAACTCGCGGCTGCCTACGGCCATCTTCTTACCGCTCGTTTGTATCTCGAAGGCGAACTTGGCGACCATCCTAATAGTTATGCCCTGGCAGATGCTTACGGGATGGTTGTGGACGCCTGCAGCCAGCTCCGCGCCGAAGCGCAGGACCGTCTGCCCGAGCATCCGATCATGACAGAAGGGGGTGCAGCGTCATGACCAGCAAAATCACCCGTTTCAGGTCCTTGCTCAACGACATGACCGACGACGAAACGATGACCGTGGCCCGAGAGGCGCTGGACGTGCTGGGCATCGGCCAGATCATCACGCTGGTTCTGGAGCTGGATCCGGTTACCAAACAGGACGTGCTGGAAGCGCTGGCCGAAGAGGGGGGTGCGAAATGACCAACCCCCTGATCGGCACCCCGCTGCATCGCGCGATGCAGCGCCTGGAGGAAATCCAGACCCACCTGGAGGACGACACCCGCTCCGATTTCGAAGCAGCCCGCCGGCTGCTGCCGGTCAGTGACCGGGTTGCGGTCTGCCTGGAAGAGGTGCGGGGCGAACTGAACCGCCGCTTTGTCGAAATCCGTCGGGCCGAGAAGGCGGCGGCATCCAAGCCGGCGCCGCCCCGCATCGTGCTGAAGATGCCGGGCCGGAACGCGCCGCCCGTAACCTACCCTCAGACCAAGCGCGGCATCGAGGCGCTGTTGGCAGAAATCGGCGGCACGATGAACGACAAGGGCGCCGGTGTCGTCGCCCTCAATCACGAGCTGCTGGACAGGATTGCTGCCGCCGGCTGGGGTCCCGAGGTCATGGCTTTGAGGGAAGAGGCCAGGGATGCCTTGACCCCGGCGGGAGACGAGACATGAAACTCTCCCCCGCCCAGAAACGTGTCATGACCACCCTGTGGACCGGCGGCCTTATCCGCCGCCGGGGCGCGTTCGGCGGCTTCGTCGCCCCCGTCAGTGATGGCCGGTTCGCGCACCCTCGTACCATCGATTGCCTGTGGCGTGCCGGCTTGATCAGGCCGGCCGAGTACTGGGGCGCGTTCGAAGCAGCTCCCAGGAGGGCGCCGGAATGATCACGCTGCGGCCCTACCAGGAATGCGCCGTTTCCGACATTCGCGGCGCCATGCAGCGGCACCGCCGGGTGCTGTTCTGTCTGCCGACCGGCGGTGGCAAGACTATAATATTCAGCTACCTGACGTGGCAGGTTTCGACCAGGGGCAAGCGGGTAATCTTGCTCGCCCACCGCAGGGAGATTGTTCGCCAAATCAGTCAGTCTCTGACCCGGCAGGGGGTCGAGCATGGCCTGATTCTGCCGGGCAAGCCGGTCACCAACCAGTCCGTGGCGGTCGGCATGGTCCAGACGCTCGCCAAACGGCTGGAACAGGTGGTCGAGCCTGACATGCTGGTGTGCGACGAAGCCCACCATGCCGTCAGCGGGTCCTGGGACAAAATCAAATCGGCGTGGCCGAAAGCCTACCATCTGGGGGTCACGGCCACACCGCAGCGGTTGGATGGCAAGGGGCTGGGTCACGCCTTCGATGAGCTGGTGATCGGGCCGGCGGCCAAGGAACTGACGGCGCTGGGCAATCTGGCCGATTACACCTATCTCGCCCCGCCCAGTGACCTCGACCTGTCCGGGGTCCATACCCGTGCCGGTGACTACGCGCTGGATGAGGTGGAAGAGGCGGTCGAGAAATCGACCATCCTGGGTGATGCCGTCAGGCACTATCAGAAATACCTCGACGGCAAGCCGGCGCTGGTGTTCTGCATCTCGGTCGCCCACGCCCAGGATGTGGCGGAACGCTTCTGCGCCGCCGGCATCCGGGCCGCGTCGGTGGATGGCAAGATGTCCGGCGCCGACCGTGACAACGTCCTGACCGGACTGGCCGAGGGGCGCATCAAGGTGGTGTGCTCGTGCGACCTGATTTCCGAAGGCTTCGATGTGCCCGAGGTGGCCGGCTGCCTGCTGCTGCGGCCGACCAAATCCCTCACCCTCTACCTTCAGCAGGTCGGGCGGGCGCTGCGGCCGAAGGCGGACGGGTCCAAGGCGATCATTTTGGACCACGTCGGCAACTACCTGCTGCACGGGTTTCCTGACGATAAGCGCACATGGTCACTGGACGGCAAGGCCAAGCGGGAAGCCCGCAGCGCCGTCACCGTCTGCAAGCTCTGCTTCAAGGTGCTGCCGGCGCCGGTCATTCACTCGCCCAACTTTCCCTGCGGCGGGGTGGAAGAGGACAATTGTCCCTTCAGCGAGATGTCCGAGGGTGGCGGTCGCCGGATTGAAGAGGTTGACGGCGAGCTGGTAGCGCTGACCCGGGACGCCGGGCCGGCGCTGACCCGGCTTGGCTGGGCACGCGGAATCGCCCTGGAGACGGCGCGGGGGAAAGACTGGTTCCGGCTGCTGGATCTGGCCGGCACCGACCCCGAACGGCTGGAGGCGATTGCGGCTGCCCGGCGCTACAAGCGCGGCTGGGTTCAGCACCAGATTGCCAAGCGCCATGAAATGGAGCGGTGCGCCGACGCCATCATTGAGGCCGGCTGGCGGTTCCGCACGGCGGCCAACCATGCCCACTACGAGCGGCTGCTGTGGGCCATCGATGACGCCGACGAGGATGCGCTGTGGCTGGTCTTCCGCACCCTCCAGGCCGCTCCCCCAGACCGCGCCGACAAGACCACCATGGGCTGGGTGCGGGATGAACTGAAACGCCGCAAACGGGAAAATCAGGAAGTCGCATAATGGCACAGAACGCCGAAACCCCGCTCATGCATGAAATCCTGGTCGCCATCTCGGCGCTGCCGGGCGCGCTGTTCTGGAGGCAACAGAGCGGCGTGTTCCAGACCCTCACCCGGCGCGAGCTGGTGCGGTCGGGGATACCGGGCATGGCGGATATCGGCGGCATCTACCGGGGGCACAGCGTTCAGGTCGAAGTCAAAACCCCGTTGGGCAGGCTTTCCAAGGAACAGAAACGGTGGAAGAATGCGGTTGAGCGAGCCGGCGGGATCTTCGTTTGTGCGAGGAACCCCGCCGATGCTCTATCCGTGTTGGCAGCTCTCATAGACGCCACATCTGGTGAGCTGCCGCACCCCATCCACGAACAACCCGCTGGTGCAAAGCTGGCCGGGAACGGGAGGGCCTTGCCTTGAAAGTACCCCAAGAAGACATTTATGAAAAGGTCAACCGAGAGGCTCTGGCGGCTTACCCTGGCCTGCTGCAAACGTGGTTTCCGAACGGCAAGCGGCGCGGCCGGGAGTTTGTGGTTGGCAACCTGAACGGGGATGCCGGCGACAGCCTGTCGATCAATATCAGCACAGGCAAATGGAGCGATTTCGGAACCGACATCGCCGGGGGTGACGCCATCTCGCTCTGTGCCGCCAAGTTCCACGGTGGCACCGGCAAGACGGCGCGTATTGAAGCGTGCAAGCATCTGGCCGAGGAACTGGGCGTTGGGGATGACGCCCCGGCGCCCAGGAAGGCGCGGCCGAAACTGACGGTCGTGTCGTCGGAAGAGTGGACCTCCATGATTCCGCCGCCGCCCGACGCCGGTCTGCCCGACATGTCCCGCGCTGTCGCGAAATTCACCTACCTGTCTCCCGATAACGTGCCTTTGCGCTACACTGCGCGGTACGAGCGGGCGGACGGGACGAAGTACTTCATCCCCCACACCTACGGCTACCTGAAGGACGAGAAGCACCCGAACGGCGAAACCGGCTGGCATGGAAAGCACCCGAACGAACCCCTGTGCCTGTACGGCCTGCATCGTCTGGGCGGTAAGCCGGTTCTGCTGCAGGAAGGCGAACAGAAATCCGACGACGTGCAGGGACTGCTGCCCGGCTGGGCCTGCCTGGGCTGGAGCGGCGGAGCCGGCCGGGCCAGGGACCATGATTACTCTCCCCTGACCAGAGACCCCGTTTATGTCTGCGGTGATGCCGTAGACGGCTTCCAGGGCATGATGGACGCCGCCGATTGCATCCATCGCCTGGGCGTGCCGGTCTGGACTATCGACCTGTCCGATTTCCCGAAGGGCTGGGACCTGGGCAACGCCTGCAGCGGGAAGATGGTCAAGAAAGGAAAGCTGGTCTGGGAATCGGAAACCGGGCCGTGGTCGGCCAAGGACATTGAAGGTTTCATCCGCGAACGCGCCCGCCTGTATGACCCCGATCCCGGCAACGTCGATAGCCTCAACCTTGAGCAGCCGTCCGACGATGACGCACCCTGGAAGGACGACAGCTCAACCCCGAACAAGCGGACGCTGCCGCCGATTCCTCTCGGTTATGACAGCGGGTATTACTACTACCTGTCGCCGATGACGGGCCAGATCGAGGCCCTGGCCCGGCGTGCCCACACCAAAACCGAACTGGTCGGGATTGCCAGCCTGCAGTGGTACAACAGACTGGAGCAGTGCAAGGGGGACAAGGGCGGCCTGGACTGGGACAAGATCGGGGATCTGCTGAAAGGCTGGTGCTCCGATGTTGGTTTTTACGACCCGGACAAGGCGCGCGGGCGCGGTGCGTGGCTGGATGAGGACCGGAACGGCACCGTTCGTGCCGTCCTGAACCTGGGCAGCCGGCTGATTGTGGACGGCGAAACCCATCCCCTGCTTCTGCCCGGTTCAAAGTACGTCTATGAAGCTGCCCGACCGCTGAAAGTCGTGGTGGCGGAGCCGCTGACCAGAGAACAGGCGGCTGAGGTGCTGGAAATCTGCAAGCTGTTCTCCTGGGAAAAGGAGATTTACGGCACCTTCATGGCTGGCTGGATCATGACGGCGGCCATCTGCGGCGCCCTGAACTGGCGGCCGGCAGTCTGGGTAACCGGCGGTTCCGGTTCCGGCAAATCGACCCTGGAAAAGCTGGTGGTCAAGCGCCTGCTGGGCGCTATCGGCCTGTTTAAGAAAGGCGGCACCACGGAAGCCGGCATCCGGCAGGAACTGAAGCGGGATGCCCGGCCCGTCATCCTGGATGAGACGGAAAGCGAAACCGCCAAGGCCAAAGCGACCAATCAGGGCCTGCTGGACCTTAATCGGCAGTCGTCCTCCGAGGGTGGCGCGCAAATCACCAAGGGGACACAGAACCAGACCGGCGCAATCACCTTCCATGTCCGGTCCAGCTTCCTGTTTTCGTCCATCAACCCGATGCTGGAGCACTTGGCGGACGAAAGCCGGGTAACTGTGGTGGAGCTGAAAGGCCACGACGCCGAAGCGCGGGCCGGGTTCGCTGATTTCGTCCGCCGGATTGACCAGACCTTGACGGAAGCATTCGCGGCCGGGTTCATCGCGCGCGCCGTGAAGCTGATGCCGGTTATCCGCGAGAACGCGGAAACCTTCTCGCGCGCCGTGGCGGTCGAGCTGGGGAGCGCCCGCGTCGGCGACCAGATCGGAACCCTGCTGGCCGGGGCTTATGCGTGCAAGCGCGATGGTCTGGTGTCGTTCGACGCGGCGCTCAGGTGGGTCAGAAAGCTGAAACGGCAAGCGGTCTGGGACGGCACCACCAGCGCCAACGCTGTGAAGGATGAGGAACGGCTGACCCTGCTCCTGTTCCAGCAGCGGATCAAAATCGACCTGGGCGACAAGGTGATTGAACGCACTGTCGGCGAAGCCATGGAAGAGGCGGCTGCCGACACCGGAACCGATAGCGTGGCCGATATCCTAGCGGCCACGTACCAGAACGCGCTGAGACGGTACGGCCTGAAAGTCGAAGACGGCGGGGTGTGGATTTCCAACACACACAAGGAAATCAAGGGCTGGCTGAAGGACACCCCATGGTCAAGCCAGTGGAGCCGTTCGCTGAAGCGGATACCGGGTGCGAAATCCAGCGACCCGAGAGTGATCGTGTTCAGCAAGTGGGACAAAACCAAGGCCGTCTGGCTGCCATTCGCAGCTTTCGAGGGGTAACGGCGGGGTAACGGTTTTCGTAACCGTTACCCCAACGTTACCTGTTTTTGTCAATGAAATCAGTGGGGTAACGGTGGGTAACGATTTTTGGCGAAAAACCATCCCTATAAAAGAAGAGATCCGGAAACGGTAATAATGTTTCGCAGCGTCTCACACACACATGTGGGGATATATGTCCGTATATCGTTACCTACCGTTACCTGTATAGATATCAATAACTTAGAGGGTAACGATGGGGTAACGATGGGGTAACAAAGGGGTAACGAAATGGACCGGAAAGCCGAAAAAGAGCTGCGGCAGCGGGCTGAAGCGCTGATTGCCAACCTGACACGCGCGGTTGGAGCGCAACAAAATTTCACGCCTATGGAGATGCTGGGGATTCTCTGCACCCTGGCTGTGCGCTGGGCGAAGGACCACGACATTCACCCGCGCGAATACGCCCGCATCAGCAATGAACTGCTCGATTTCATGGCGGAGGAAGAATGACCAAGCGCGACAGAATCGGACGCGTGGCCGCCCCGAAGGTCGATGTTCCCAGAGGGTGGCGCGGCTGGAGTTGGAATATTCTTCCACAGGAAGGACAGGTCCATCTGGCAATCTACCGCGTCACCATGGGGGATAAGTCGTTCCTGGCCTATTCCGGCATCGGAACCGCCAACCTGACCAAGGCAACGCGGCTGACCCAGCTTGCCCTGGAGATGATGACGGCGCTGATCTCCCAGAAAAAAGACATCTGGCTGGATACCCGGCAGCGTGAGGAAACGGAATGGCGGGTTGTCAGCGCATTCCATGGCGCCAAGAACGGTGGAATGGTCCTGTTCATCTCCCAGGCTGATGCCTTGGCTGGTTCCGTCAACGCGATGATTCAGGAAGGCGATTACCGGGAGGCTGACGCATGATTCACGATTTCATCGTTCTGACCCGGAACAGCGAGGACGGTCCTGATCTCCGGGTGATGCTCGGACATATTGTTGCGTGGATGCCGGATGACGACGGTCCCGGCAGCTACATCTTCACGACCGATACGCCGACGCCGGTCGGGGTCCACGAATCGCCGCGCCAGATTGACGAGCTGATCATCCGGGGGGCGCGGCAATGAGCCTCAAGATGCCGGACGGCTGGCAGCCGTCGTCGGAGGAGCAGCGGACCATGCTGCACGTGCTGACCGCCCTGGGCCGCGAGATCGAGGTGCTGGGCCAGGACGGCATGGAAACCCGCGCCATCGTGGTCGGCCTGCTGGTCAGCGCCGTCAAGCTGGCGGCCACCAGCGAGGCGGTCCAGCCGGCCGAACTGCGCAGCATGGTCAAGGCCATCGTCAAGCGCTACACCGAGGAAGGACATGAGGCATGAACGACTTCGCCGTCTGGCAGATGGAGATGGACCGGGCGGATGACGCCTGCGACCACCTGATGCAATTCCTGGAGGAACTGCAGGAAGCCCATGAGATATCGCCCCGTGAGGTGCTGGGCATCCTCGTGATGGCCGAAATGCGCATTGCGCGGAACGCCGGCATCAGCCATGCCGACTTTGCCGCACTCAGCAAAATCCGGCAGGGCTACGCCGACAGGGTGCTGAAATGACCGTCGATCTGTTCGGCAACACCCTGGATGAGGTGAATCCTGCGCCCTACCAGAGTTCCGTGATGGGCACCGATGTCTGGTTGACCCCGCCGGAAATTCTGAGGGCGCTGGGGCCGTTCGACCTCGACCCCTGCGCGCCCAAGCAGCGGCCCTGGGACATGGCCAAGGTCCACTACACCCGGGAAGACAACGGCTTGATGAAACCGTGGTTTGGCCGGGTCTGGCTCAACCCGCCCTACAGCAACCAGTCGGTCAAGTTCATGAGGCGCATGACCGACCACGGGATTGGGACAGCGCTCGTTTTTGCGAGAGTCGAGACCGAGTGGTTTTTCGAATGCGTCTGGGACTGTCCGAAGGTCAGCGGCATCCTGTTCCTGGAAGGCCGGCTGTGCTTCTGCCGGCCGGACGGCAGGCCGGCGCTCAACAACGCTGGCGCCCCGTCTGTCCTGATCTCGTACGGGGCCGAGGATGCCAGACGGCTGCGGGCATCGGGCCTGAACGGCTTTTTTATCGACCTGGAGAACCGCAATGACCGCTAGGGCTCTCAGGCGCTCGCTGGTGCCGTCCGGTTCCTGTCTGGTGGATGACAGCCGCCTGATGGTGGAGGCGCGTGTAGCGGCTCCTGGCGGGCTTGTGGCGACCTATGGCGCCCGGGTCCAGTCGGTGCTGGAGCACCAGCTGCTGCGCGGCCGGATCACGGCCCGGCAGAAAGAGGCGGGTGACCAGCTGTACAGCTGCTGGGCGTTCGGGGTCGAAGGGGTGCGCCAACCGGCCAAAGGCTGTTCGGCGTGGTCCCCGGCCGGCTTTCGCGATGGTCAGCTCGACGCCTTGCAGCTCTATCGCGGGGCGCAGAAACACATCGGGCTGGCACGCTGGCCGCTGCTGTTCCATGTCGTCTGCCTGGACTGGAGCGTCCATCGGTTCAGCAACGAGATGGGTCGCAACCGTGACGGAAGCCAGGAGGTGCTGCGGACAGCCTTGGATGATCTTGCTGACTACCTTCGATTGCCGAAAGGGGATTGACCATTGCCGCATTGCAGAGTACTGATCGGGCAGTATCGCATTCCTCCCTTTGGACGTGATGCTCGGATGAGGCAAACGACTCCTTGTAACCCGCTCGCCAGATGGCAGCGGGTTTTTTCATGCCAGTTGCTAGCAAGACAACAGCAAGATGACCTTTCAACCTGGACAATCCGGCAACCCACAAGGGCGCAAACGGGAAGATGTTCGCGTAAAAGATCTGGCGCGCCAGTATACCGACGTGGCAATTCAGGCGCTGGTCAAGGCGCTCGACAGTGACAAGGCGGTCCAGGCCGCCGTGGCGCTCCTCGACCGGGGTTACGGCAAGCCGGCCCAGGAACTGACCGGCCCCGATGGCTCGCGGCTGTTCGAGAACATCACCATCAACTTCGTCCGCGCCGAACCGCCGCCGAAGCCGGAAGAGCCGTATCACATCGGCGGCAGTCCGCTGGATATCAAGTTTCGCTGATGCAGGCTGAGTTTCCCGAAGCGCTGGAGTTCCTCTTTCACCCCTCCCGCTACAAGTGCGCCTGGGGCGGCAGAGGCAGCGGCAAGTCCTGGGGCTTCGCGCGGGCACTGCTGCTCCAGGGTGTTGCGCGTCCCTTGCAGATTTTGTGCGCCCGCGAAATTCAAAAATCCATCACCGACAGCGTGCATCGTCTGCTCAGCAGCCAGATCGATGAGATGGGCCTGAATGAGTGGTACGCCGTGACCAACAACGCGGTGCGCGGCATCAACGGCACCACCTTCACCTTCGCCGGATTGAGGCACAACATCCAGTCGCTGAAGTCCATCGAGGGCTGCGATGTGGCGTGGATTGAGGAAGCCCAGATGGTTTCCAAGTCGAGTTGGGAAACACTCATTCCCACAATCCGCAAACCTGGTTCGGAGATTTGGATTAGTTTTAACCCCGAACTGGACACCGATGAAACCTATCGGCGATTTGTCCGCGACCCGCCGCCCAATGCTGTGGTCCGCAAAGTAAATCACTGCGACAATCCCTGGTTTCCCGAAGTCCTGCGCGAAGAAATGGAAATATTGAAGGCGCGGGACTACGACGCTTACCTGACAATCTGGGAAGGCCATACGCGCCAAGTCCTGGATGGTGCGATATACACCAATGAAATCAGGCAGGCGACCAGTGAAGACCGCTTTACCCGCGTGCCGTACGATGTATCCAAGCCGGTTGAAACCTTCTGGGACTTGGGCCGTGCTGACATGACCAGCATTTGGTTTGTCCAGCAAATCGGCTTTGAGTTCCGGGTGATCGATTTCTATCAGAACAGAGGCTTTCCGCTGGCTCATTACCTGAAGGTGCTGCAGGAGAAGCCCTATGTCTACAGCACCTGCTGGCTGCCGCACGACGCGCAGAATGAACTTCTCGCCAGCGAGCGGACCATCGAACAGCAGATGCGGGACAGCGGCCGGGACGTGCGGATTGTCCCCAAGGTCTTTGTGACCGATGGCATCAATGCCTTGCGCACCCTGTTCCCGCGCTGCTGGTTCGATCAGGAGCGCTGTGCCGATGGCATCAACGCGCTGCGCCGCTACCGCTACGGCGTCAACCCCGAAACCAACCAGTGGACCAAGGAACCGCTCCACGATGTGAACAGCCATGCCGCCGACGCGCTGCGCTACTTCGCCACCGCCATGCAGGAAGGCGATAGCGGCTGGTCGAAGCCGCTTAAGGCCAACATCGGGTGGGTGGTATGACGGACATCTGCGCCCCCCTGCTGGTCTATCTGGTCCTGCTGACCGGCTGTGTCCTGGGCGGCATCGTGCTGGGCTGGCTCATCAGCGATTGGCACCACAATGCTCAGTGACGACGATATCCGCGCCATCTGCGCCCGCGAGATCGCGGCGGCGGAAAGCCACGTCGGCATCGCCAGCGCCGACCGGCAGAAGGCGCTCGATTACTACCTGGGCGCCAACCTGTGGGCCAGCAAACCCGGCGCGTCCAGCGTCGTCACACGTGAAACATTGGAGACGGTGGAATGGACGCTGCCCCAGTTGCTCAAAGTATTCGCGTCGTCGGATGAGGTAGTCAGGTTCGAACCGCAGGGGCCGGAGGATGTGCAGGCCGCAGAACAAGCTACCGATTTCGTCAACTTCATCTTCACGCGCCAGAACCAGGGCTTCTTGAATATTCATACCTGGGTAAAAGATGGGTTGCTGAACAAAATCGGGGTGCTTAAGATTTGGTGGCTGGATGAACCCAAGGTTCGCATCACCGACCTTGCCGGCCTGACCGAAATGCAGATTACCCTGCTGATGCAGGAACCCAACCTTGAGATCATGGCGGCCGACAGTGAGCTGGGGCCGGACGGTCAGCCGCTCTACACGGTGCGGCTGAAGGTCAGTGAACCGGATGGCCGGGTCTGTATCGAACCCGTGCCGCCCGAGGAATTTCTGTTCTCGCCCACCGTCAAGTCACCGGCCGACCCGGGCCAGGGTCACAAGCGCCGGGTCAGCCAGTCCGACCTGATCGAGCAGGGCTATGACCCCGGTTTGGTCGATGACCTGCCCAGCGCCGACGATGACGACGAATGGGGCGAGCGCGCCCACCGGTTCGACGGCAGCACGCTGGAGACCGTCACCCGCGACAGCCGCGACCGCGCCAGCCGCATGGTCGAAATCACCGAGTGGTACACCAAGCTGGATTTAGATGATGACGGGATCGCCGAGTTCCATAAAATCACACTGGGTGGCATTAACCAGTCTGTTTTATTGAATGTCGAGGATATCGATCAACCACCGTTTGCGGTGCTCTCGCCTATTTTAATGCCCCACCGGCTCGACGGCCTGTCTTTAGTTGATCTGGTCAAAGACCTTCAGGAGATTAAGACCGCTATTACGAGACAGACCCTCAACTCAATGTATCTGGCCAATAAGCCCAGGACATGGGCGGTTGACGGGCAAGTAAACCTGGAAGAATTACTTAACGGTGAAGCAGGTTCTGTTGTCCGGGTCAAGCAGCCCGGCATGATTGGCGAGCTGAACACCACCTTCGTTGCCGGTCAGGCGTTCCCCATGCTCGAATACGTGGACAAGATGCTGGAAGGGCGTTCCGGCATCAGCAAAATGGCCCAAGGCATCGATGCCAACATTCTGCATGGTGGCGGCAACTCGGCCGCCAGCACCGCCACCGGCATCGCAGCCCTGCAGTCGGCGGCGGCGGCCCGGATAGAACTGATGGCCCGGGTTATCGCCGAGACTGCCGTGAAACATGCATTTACTCTGATTTTGGCGCTGGTTACCAAGTATCAGCAGAAATCCAAAGTCATCCGCCTGCGTAATCAGTGGGTCGAGATGGACCCGCGCGCCTGGAATACTGAGTTTGACCTGACCACGGAAGTTGGCTTGGGCACTGGCAACAAGACTGAACAGATGGCTTACCTGGGCCAGATACTTCAGGGTCAGAAGGAAGCCCTGGCAATGGGCGGCCTTGGTGGTCTGGTTACGCCGGTTCATTTGTACCATACTTATGCAAAACTGATTCAACTTGCCGGCCTGAAGAACGTCGATCAGTACTTCGCCGACCCCAGCCAGCAGCCGCAAAACCCGCAGCCGCCGCAGCCCGACCCCAATCTGCTGCTGGTCCAGGTCCAGGCCGAAGTCGAGAAGGGTAAGCTGCAGCTCGCCCACGAGAAGATGCTGCGCGACGACGACCGCGAACGCGACAAGCTGGATGCGGATATTGCACTTAGGAGTGCTGAGCTGCAGGCCAAGTACGGCATCCAGGTCAACCAGCAGCACATTCAGGCGCAGGTTGACCGCGACCGCGAAGCGATCAGGCAGCACAGCCAGCTGCTCCAGGCCCAGATGCCCGACCCCAACGGAGTGCCGCAATGATGGTCGAGAAGATTGCCGGCTACCGCGACCTGTCCGGCGAAGAGATAGCCGCCATGAACGCGGTCAAGACCGCCGAGGGAATGGTTGCTGCTCTGATGAATACGCTTGACCAGAGTGCAGCAGGTGACCCGGCTGCGGGCCGCTGGGCATCGCTTGCCCGCACCCAGCTGGAAATGGGTTTCATGTTTGCCGTCAAGTCGATTGCGCGGCCTGACGGCGGGCTCGGTCGCAAGTGACCCGGAAATTAACACCCCCCGTTATTTTCCGGCCTCGGGCTGACTGGGAGGACCAGGAGCCTGTGTTGCCGGAATTGCAGGTGTTCGAGCCGGAGGATGAGCCGGTTGATACCGGCCTGCTGGATGCCAACGGCGTCAAGCTGTACCGGCAGCCGAAGGCAAAGTCCCGGATGGGGTTTCTCTGATGGGCCTGTTCGACCAATCCCCGCTCGCTGGCCTGCTGACCGGCTACCTGCCGACCGGCATCGCCAACATGCAACAAGGCAATCAGGCAATCAGGCAAGGCGCCCAGGCCACGCTCAAGAAGATGCGCGGCCAGGAGCTGACCCCTGAGGAGCAGGCATCCTTGGACAACAGCCCGATTGGTGGCATGGGCGTTGGCAACATCGGTGGCGGCGGCGCTTTCATGGGCACCTTCGCCGGTATCAAGGCGATGCACGCGCCCCGGCGCTACCTGGGGTTCGCTCAAAAGGCGATTGCCAAGGGGATGGACCCCGAGGTCGCGCGCCAGAAATACGGCTGGTACCAGGACAAGACTGGCGACTGGAAGTGGGAGATTTCTGACCACAAGGCCGAGCTGCTTCAGGACCCGAAAACCCGCGAGTGGCGCATTCGTCACCCGCAGTTCGAACAGAACTACCCCGGCATGCTCAGGAGCCTGAAGATCGGGGAACTGCCGCTCGCTGACCAGTACGGCAACCCGTACCCCTATGCCGAATACCATCCCGACGCGCATCGGATGTGGATTCGGTCGGACCAGCTCGCGCAACCCCAGGGGGAAGGGCTGAAATCCGCCCTGCACGAACTGCAGCACGCTGTTCAGGAGCACGAGGGCCACAGCTCGGGCAGCGCCCAGACCAGCGACGAAATCGGCCATCTGGTCGCGACAGAGTACTGGCCGCGCGTGGAAAAGATCGAGAACGAAGTCGCCCAGGCCCGCCGGTTCCGGGAGAGCGTGATTAACCGCAATCCCGGCATGACCATCGATGACTTCGAAAAGCTGCACCCGGACTGGGCACCCAACTACGACACCTGGATGGCTGAGCGGCGCGCCATGCCGGGCGTCAACGACTGGGTTTTTAAAAAGTACCTCTCCGCCCAGGGCGAGGTGGACGCGCGCGATACCATGAACCGGATGAGCCTGACCCCGGAGCAGCGCAAGCTGACCCCACCCGGTCAGATGGAAGGCTTCGGCATCAGGCCGGCGGACATCTGGGATATGCGCGATGTTGCCCGTCAGATAGTCCCGCCGCCGCCCACCGTGCCGGAACTGACCCAGCGCCGGTTCCCCGGATTGCTGACCCCCGAACAGGGCGGCATGGCGCTGTCGCTGCTGGGCATCCCCCTCATGCCGAACCGAGCCGAATGACCGACATCGAACTGGAGCTGAAGCGCCGCATTTCGGTGGCCGAGCGGGCGCGCGTCATCATCGAGGACCCGCTGCTGTCGTCGGCCTTCGACGCCTTGGACGCCCGCTTCCTGATGGCGTGGCGCAACTCGCCGGCCGAACAGCCTGAGCTGCGCGAGCGCCTCTGGCACCACATCCAGGCACTGGGCGAAGTCCGGGCCGAGCTGGAAACCATCCTGAGCGACGGGTTGATCGCGCGCGCTGCGCTGGAAGACCTCAAGGCCGGGACGGACCTCAATCCCTAAGCGATAGCGAGAACAGACATGGACGTTATGAACGCCAACCCGGAAGCCGGGAGCGAACGGGACCCTGTGTCTCTGATTCAAGGGTTGCTGGAGACCGAAGACGCGCCCCCCAGGCCAACCCGGAATCAAAAGCCGGAACCGGAACCGGAACCCGAAGAGGGACAGCCGGAACCGGGGCCGGAAGTGCCTCCTGAAGAGGAGGAAGAGGAAGACGGCGAAGACCAGCCGGAACAGCAGCAGGAACCCGAAGAACCCGAGTTATTCACCGTCAAGATTGACGGCAAGGAAGCGAAGGTTACCCGCGAGGAACTGCTCAACGGCTACCAGAGACAGGCCGACTATACCAGAAAGACGATGGAGGCGGCAGCCCAGCGCCAAGCCGCCGAACAGGACGCCCAGCGTATCCATCAGGAGCGCCAGCACTACAGCCAGCAGCTCGAACAGGTGGCCCTGGTCCTCCAGGCTAACCTGCCGGCCCCGCCGGACGAGCGGATGCTGCAGACCGACCCCCTGACCTACGTCCAGCAGGAAAAGCTGTACGACAACCGGGTTCGACAACTGCAAGCCATCCTGGCCGAGAAGCAGCAGGCGGATAAGCAGACGGCCTGGGAGATGGAGCGGCAACACCAGCAGATGCTGACAAGTGCGCGCGACCGGCTCCTGAGCGACCTCCCCGAGTGGAAAGATCCCGAGAAGGCCAGGACGGGGCAGCGCGAGCTGGCCGACTACATGCGGACCATCGGCTACAGCGAGCAGGAAATTGCCGCTGCCTCCGACCCGCGCGCCGTGGTCGGGTTCCGCAAAGCGATGCTCTACGACCGCCTTCAAGCCAGCCAGCCCAAGGTCAACCAGAAGTTGGCGACCGCGCCAAGGATGGTGAAACCGGGCAGCGCCGGCCCCGCCCCCGATCAGGCGAAAGCCTTAACGCAACGAGTGAAGCGCAGCGGCGGCCGAGATATGGACGCCATCGCGCGGCTGATTGAATTGGGATAAAATCCTATGTCGGTCCCTACCAATACCGCCCAGACCTACCAGAGCACAGTTATTCGAGAAGATCTCTCTAAAATTGCGGAACTGATCGCGCCGACCGAAACGCCGTTCATGACGGCGATTGGTAAAACTACTGCTGCGAGTACGCATCCGGAATGGGTAACCGTAGATTTAGCTGCAGCGGTGGATACTAACGCAGAGATTGAAGGCAACGATGTCACGGCCGACGCTATGACGGAAGGCGTACGCCTTTCGAACTACACGATGATCAGTGACAAGGTCGCCCAGGTCTCCAGCACGCGCGAGAACGCTGACGAAGTCGGCGATCTTAATCGCATGAGTAAGCAGGTCGCGCTGAAAACTCAGGAATTAAAGCGCGATATGGAGAAACAAATCCTCTCCAACAAGGTTGCCGCCGCCGGCAGCGCCAGTGTTGCCAGGGTCTCCGCCAGCTTTCCCAGCTTCCTCCAAACCAATGTTTCCCGGGGCACCAGCGGCGTCAACCCGGTGCTGAGTGGCACAACCACGGGTTATCCTACCACCGCTGCGGTGGACGGAACCCAGCGGGCCGTCACCGAGGCGTTGTTGAAGGCCGTCATTGCCCTGGTCTGGAACAGCGGCAGCGATCCCAGCCTTGTCTTCGTCGGCAGCGCCAATAAACAACTTATCAGTGCATTTACAGGCAATGCGACAACCTTCCGCGAGATGGACAGCCGCAAGATTGTCGCCGCCATCGACGTGTACACCTCGGACTTCGGCGAGCTTCAGATTGTCCCCTCCCGCCTGATGAGGGCCAGGGATGTCCTGATCGTTGATCCCAGCAAGGTGGAAATCGCCTACTTCCAGAAGCTGCAACAAACGCCGCTGGCGAAAACCGGCCACAGCGAGAAACGCATGGTATTCACGGAGTACTGCCTGAAAGTACTCAATGAACGCGCCCACGGAATTGTTGCCGATACTGGCGGCTGATCAGGGTGACAGGGGGTGACACCCAGGGTGTCACCCTCCCCCAATACTGGAGGAATACTATGGTCAAGAAACTCGCTGAAGAGCAGGAAAAGTCAGTCCAGGAAGCTGAAGAGGCCGCCAAAACCTCTGGCACGGCCAACCCGGCCCTGGAGCCTGACAAGTCGAACATGCCGGAACCCGGCACCACCGAGGACACCGCTGAAATCGTCAACACCGATCAGGCCAAGAGCCTGTCGCCCAACGTGACGGTTTCCGGCACCAAACCGGACGGTGAAGGTGGCTATGAGTTGCTGGATACGGTCGATCCTGCGGTTGCTAACGCAGCCCTGCTGGGGCCGAAGGTCGGCGTTAAGCCGCAGAACCCCTCGGAACCTCCCGAAGATACCGCCTCCAAGCCGGGTGAGGGTGAAGTGCTGTTCGAATGCACCGCCGACAACCAGCCTTTCTATTCCGGCAACCGCTCTGGCACCATTGCCGGCGGCCCGATGCAGAAGGGTCAGAAGTATGTGGTGAGCAAAGAGGAAGCCGACCTGCTGACCCAGACCAAGGCCGGTCATGTCGTCTCGTCCTCGGAACCGCCCCCCAAAGCCAGCAGCAAAAACGCAAAGGTTGAAGGCTCGGACGTGGCCTGATGATTGAAACGCGCTATGTCGAGGACCCCATGACCGGGGACCTCACGGTGATCAGGTCGGCCGATGCCGGGCCGATTCTGGAAGCCAACAAAGCGCTCGCCAGCAGCGGGGACGGCTACAGCCCTTCCCGCGAGCTGCGCCGCGCCGCAACCGTTCCGTTCATCGTCTATGAGCTTTGGAAGAATCTGTACGGCGTGGACATGTTCAACCCCGATCACGGTCCCAAGGTGATGGAGCTGCTGGACAGCAGTGAGTGGGCTTATCTCCGCACCGCACCCGGCACGCTGTCGCGCAAGCCGCGCCGCCGGCTCATCCTGCCCTGAACCGGAGGATTGACCTTTGAGCAGCATTGACTACAGCTATCCGCGGGACCCGCTGCCGGCCGACGACACCCCGCCCGCCGGCAGCGAATGGCAGAACTCGCGGACCAAGCAAATCTGGATCTGTGTCAGCAATTCGCCGTCCAACGCCATCTGGCAACTGCGGACCACCGAACGCGCAACCGGGGCTGTAGCGCCCAGCCGGCGCTCTCTCGCCGCCGCCCCGGCGCTCTACCCGGTGGCCAACAAGACGGAATACCCTTCGGTCTACTCGGACGGCGCCAGCGCTTCGGCCACCTACCGCACCCGTCATTTCGTGCTGTCTGATGTCGCTGTCGGCGCCCTTCAACTGCGGTTCAGCAACCGCATCGCCCCGGTGGGCGGCGAGGCAGCACCGCCCGATACCGTGACATTCAAGGCCGCCATTGAGTATGGCGAGGCGACCTACCCGGTGACCGTCCTGAACGCCCGGACCTGGGCCGTGGCCGGCGGTGCCGAGGCGCTCAGCGACCCCGTGGCGGTGCGCATGCCGGCGGGCAGCAGCTTCTACGTCCGGGAGTATGTCGAGGTCGATACGGTCGGCAAGAAATGGCCGACCGCCAATGTTCTGCTGCAGTTGGCGGCGGGTGAGGGGATTTTTGACGCCTCTGATGCGGTTGACGCGGTAACGGTACCCAGCACGGCGGCGGTCGCCTGGGTCGGGCCGACCGCGATTGTTGCCCCGCTGTCAGCCGGCCGGCCGGTTGTCGCGGTGCTGGGCGACTCAGTCGCTGCCGGCATTGGCGATACGCCCCAGGCCGATACCTACGGCGTCGGCTGGCTGGCGAGAACGTTTTCTAACGACGTGTCCCTGGTCAAGATCGCGATCACCGGCAGCACGGCGGGTTCCTGGGGCACCCTGACCGGGTCCTATTACCGGCGCTCGCATCTGCTCAACTGCGGCGCAACCCATGTCGTCTGCCAGCTCGGTCAGAACGACACGCTGGATGCCGGGCTGTCAGAGGCGCAAATCAAAGCGAAGCTCAATTTGCTGTGGGACCAGCTCTATGCGCTTGGCCTGCCGGTTATTCAAACCACGTTCACCCCGAAGACCAGCAGCAGCGACAGTTGGGCCACGCTGGTGAACCAGACGGTGCCGGCAACCAACACCAACCGCCAAGCCATCAACACCTGGATACGAACCTTGCCGCATGCCGCGATCACCGATGTCTGGGACGTGGCTGCCGTGGTCGAGGACCGCACAGGCGGCAGCTACACCGGTAAATGGCGCGTCGATGGCGGCGTCTGGGTCTACACCACGGACAGCCTGGGCCAGCACCAGTCCGCCTACGCGCACCGCATGAGTGCCGCCGCGTTCCGCTCGCGGGCGCTGGAAATCGCGCTCTGACAGGAGAAACCAATGGCAATTGACAAGCACGGCATCGCGTCGGATGCCGCCGCCGTGACGCCGCATGACACCACGGCCAACCGGTACGAGTCGCTTTATACCGGCTCGGGCGGCGCCATTGCCGTGAAAACGCAGGACGGCACGACGCTGACCTTCGCCAGCACTGCCGCCGGGACGGTCCTGCCGATCAAGACCACGCTGGTTCTGAGCACTAATACAACCGCTACGGGCATCATCGGTTTCAAATGACCATCAGCCTGGGCATTAGCCTTGCCAATCCGCGCGGTGCGGCAGTCAGCACGGTGCCGACTGACGGCCGGACGCTGTCGCTGAATTTCGCCAGCCAGCTCTATCACGGCTGCGCGGTCGGCGGCACGCTCGCGGCCAGGACCCTGGCCCAGCTGGTCACCGGAGCAACGGGGACCGCGACACCGGGCGCGTCGGGCTGCCTGATCCAGGCCGCCGATGACGTGAGCGTGGTCATGTCGCCGGCCATCTTTGGCGGTGGCTCCTGGTTTCAGACTACGGCCGGGACGATCTACGCGCACGCGGTGATTGCGTATGTCAACGGTAGTTTCCCGCGGATTTTTGAATTTACCGATGGGACAGACAATAACAGGGTCATCGGCCGGTACAACACAACCACCGATATCGGGGCTGCGGTCACGGTCGGGGGGTCGGATGAGGAGCTGGCCAACACGCCCTACGCCCAGACCGTGAAACTCGCGATTGCGTTCGACGGCAGCGGTTTCAAAAGTTGTTTGAATGGTGGCACGGTCATGACCGGGGCCGCTGTCGTGGCGGCGGTGAATGCGTGCCAGCTAGGCAACCGCGGGACAACCAAAAATAGACAATTAGACGGAAATCTTCGCGAATTTCGCTTCTACCCGACGAAATTCAGCAGCCCAAACCTCCAGACACTGACAACCTGATGGCCCTGACCAGCTACGCCACCCTGAAAACCTCCGTCGCCGCATGGCTGATGAGGGCGGACCTGACCGACGTGATTCCGGACTTCATCAGCTTGGCTGAGGCTGACATGTTCTCCCGCCTGCGCCTGCGCTGCATGCTGACCCGGGCCACCACCACGCTGGGCAGCGATGGTTACGAGGAGCTGCCCCTAGACTTCCTGCAGATGTGGCGGCTCAAGATGGATGAGGTCGAGCTGGAGTTCAGCCCGCACACCCTGATGGCCAGCTTTGCCGAGGATTGGGCTGGCTCACCCCAGAAATACTACTGCGTCACAGGCGAACAGCTGCAGCTGGCGCCGCCCTCCGGGGGCAGCCCGGCCCTGCTGGAAATGGCCTACTACGCCAAGCCCGACGCCCTCAGCGACACCATCACCTCAAACCGCATCCTGGAAGCCAGTCCCGGCATCTACCTGTTCGGCGCCCTGGTCCAGAGCGCTCCTTATCTGGGCGACGATGCCCGTATCCAGGTCTGGAAGATGCTCTACGACGACGCGGTTAAGGTCTTGCAGGACGCGGACGATGCCGCCGAGTTCAGCGCCGGCCCCTTGGTCATCCGCAGCCCCAGTACGGAGATGACGCCATGAGTGACGGCCCGACCCACTTCCTGATTCCCCGCGAAATGCTGGATGGCTTGATTGCCTACCTCGGGCGCCGGCCTTACGCCGAGGTTGGTATGGCAATGCAGGCGCTGGAACGGCTGATGCCAGCCCCGCCCCAGCCGGAACCCCAAAACGAGCCGGTGGAATGAGTACCACCTGGACGCGCCGGATCGACGGCAGTAGCGTCTCGCTCGCCGGTGAGGCCGTGGAGAGTGCGGCGGCGGCTGCAGCCAGTGCCCTTGCTGCGGCGGCCAGTGCTACAGCTGCTGCGGCGAGCGTGGCATCTTCGGTGACGGCGACCGGCGGCACAGTGGCCCGCACCCTGGCGGCGCGCTTCGCCGACATGCTGCACGTCGATGATTTCACCGGGGCTGACCCGACCGGCGTGGCCGACAGCACGGCAGCCTTCACGGCGGCGTTTGCGGCGCTCGGGACGGATGGCGGCACGATCTGGCTGTCACAGGGCGGCACGTATTATGTCGCAACCAGCTTCACGATCCCGGTTCGCTGCCAGCTCCGGGGGCACTTCATCAAACCGGGGTCGGGCGCCTCGCCGATCCTGGAGCCGTATTCAACACGCGGTTCCACCATCAAACTCAACCCGGCCGCCACGATCACGGTTGCCAGCCTGAGCGGGTTCGACGGGATCACTATCGTCAACTCAGCGCTCACCATCCCCTTCAGTCAAGCGAACGCGGCGACGCAGGTTGCGGCATTCAGCGGCACGGCGGTCAGCATCACGGGCAAGGACGTGACGCTCCGGAACGCGCTGATCCTGGGCTTCGCCAAAGCGGTGTTTTCGTTCGGCGCGCAGCGGTTCGTGATCGACAATGTCCTGGTGG